TTACTGTCTGTGGCAATACCATCAATCCAATAACATCTAATTATTTTAGGATTTTCATAAACAAATCTTGCTTCAACTTGATTCTTATAAAGAAGAGCTAATTTATCTCCATTAGGATCATTCACATCATTAAATAAAGTTTTGTATTGTCCAATACCAGCCTCATTAATTGAGAATATTCCAATTTCAGAATTAGATAACGTAGGATTTGCATCTTCATAATGTGACCAGATAATACGAATATTATCATTACCAGTGTTGCCTAATATTTTATATGCCCGACTGTCTGCTCCACCATTAGCGGTGAGTGTAAACGAAACTTTACTTCCGTTCTCTGTCTCCCAAGAATAAGTACCATCCTTATTAAACATCAGCCTACCATTCATAGAATCTCTATAAGTAGACGGGTCAGTATTGAGAATATCTATATCACCAGACATTCCTCCACTAAATACATTTATTGCTGAATCTCCTTGCATAATTAAAAGTTTTCAAGACTTGGTAGCGGAACTAATTGCATCCACATATTTGCTAAATATTTCATTTCTTCTGCACTTGGTAATTCATCATCACCTCTCGCTTGACCGCACAAGTCAAACCATCTACGCTCTAACTTCTCATGAACATATAATGGAGTTTTACCATTATAAAAACTTATTGCTTTATGCATATACATTATATATGCAGTAACGGCATCTTCATGAGTTTCTGAAATCAACGGCCAACCTTCCTTATCTAATTCAACACCCATATAGGAGATACCTATTTTAGTGCCATCTAAGACATTAAAATTAATACAACCATTATCTATAGAGAAAACAGAAGCGAAGTCATATCCATAATCGTAACCTGCACTATTCAGAGAATTAATACTATTCCCCCCACCATCAGACTGTAAACCAGTATTCAATTCTGCAACAGCAGCATTTGCAAGATTATTAGATTGTAGTATTGGATTTTTATTTGTGCTGTTTAAATTAACAGTATTCGTTTTTGGTGGAACTCTTTGCTGAGTTATACATTGTGTCAAGCTTCCACTAACACTATCAGTAAATAAAGCAACCTGAAAAGATATAGTAGGATCGTCACCAATAACTTGAAACAAATCGTTACCAGGAGCAGATGAATAACCAATATTTCCTATAGCATTAATTTGTGTAGAAATATTTGCAGCAATTACAGTTAGCGAATCTCCCGCCTGAACAATGTAATTAAAGGTGTTTGAGTTCACAGAGCCGCAATTGTTTGCAGTTACCGTTACGGTAATAACATCACCTACAGCAAAAGCCCCTGCTAGTTTTACATCAATAACCAATGGAACACCTGGAGTATTCGTAACCTTTTGACCACCAATAAAATTAGAAGGTGGTTGTTCAGCTCCGCTTTTAAACCCTTTATTGAATAATCTAAAAGAACGCTCAGTAAGATTGACAATCTTGTTACCATGTTTAAGAGCTTCTAGATACATAAAATTAGGTGGCAATGAAGCCTTTCTATTTCTTATCGTTAACTCACATTCGTAATGGCGATAAGATGAGGTAGAGCCTATCTTATTTTCAGCCTCACAAGCCCATCTTCCAAAGTCATCTTTAATATTATTTGTAACTTTTAAACCAAGATTCCCAATAACATCACCAATGATTCTGTTTAATGAAATTTTATTTGCAGTATTACCCATAGCTATTTTATATGTTGTATATAATCAATTGAAGCATTCCTACCGTAACCATCTAAAGTGTAGTCAAGATAATCAAATCCATCATTAACTAACTCCATGTATGCTCTTTTATATTTTATATTGATGTTAAACCTGTACTGTCTCCATTTCTTAGGGGAATCCCAAAAAACAAAATACCAATAACCAGACCTCAATTTTATTTTAACTTTTTTACTTATAACTTTCCCTGACTCATCTTTATAAACAGCAAACCTAAAAGGATTATATCTAATGCATTTAGTCTTAACAATATTCAATATTCCAAACTTATTTAATAAAGGAACACTCATTCCTTTAAGTAGCATTTCAAATGAAATTTTGAAATACATTTTAATCACCATTGCAAATGTTCGGTATGTAACTTCCTTAGATTTTGTAACCCCTTTTGTAAAGGCATTAATACCAGAATCCATTTCATTCTTACATTCTAAATATACACCGTATAAATTATAACGGCCATGGTTATCCAATTTTTGCATTGTCTAATCTTCCATTATTAAGTTCGTCATTAATTGCTTGTGTTGTCCAATTTAATTCATTCCTAAGAATACTCGTAAGAACATACTCATATAGCCTAAAAGGCATTGGATAAGAATCTACTGAAGCATCATAACATTTCGCATCACAACCTTCTGTTGGATATGCTTCAATATTTTCTGGCTCCTCAAATACTCCACGAATATTTATATACTCCATATTAACATCATTTCCAACGAGAGTCAAATATAGATTCTGTCCAATTAAAAAAGCACGATTAGATAATTTACCAAATCGTGTAGCAGCTTTATATTGAGCAACGTCAGGATAATTCACAATGAATGGAGATTGCTTATCAATCTTTCCAACATAAGATAATGCTCTCATCTCAGGAAAATCAACCAATTTTGGGATAACAACTTTTTTAATAGTACAGCCCCACTCTACTTTTGGACAATCAGAATCAGCCTTATCAACTTCTTGTAACGGAACAACACCTAAGTCTTGAATTAATTGTGGATCTATATTCTTACCATAATCAGAAACTTGAAACATTCCAGAAGCACGATAGCCATTTATCCAAAATTTAATTTGTTTGATTTTTAATCTTTCATCGTCAGAATCTCCCTGCCCTCCACGAGCAATGTTTCTGATGTTATAAGCATATTGGTCTAAAGTAGGCATATTTATAAATTAAAAAAAGGCGGTGGCTTTGGACCACCACCTTTTGAATGAACAATTGTATGTTGATTACGGTATTAACGCAACCAATGCCGCAGCTTGTGCAGGCGTACCATACCAGTATATCTCTTTACAAGTAGCTCCTTGAGAATCGATAAAAGGAATAGCAGCATCAGCATGGAATGTAATTCTTACAGTCGTATAATTTGCTGCAGTAATTAATCCCGCATCGATACCTTTGTCAACTAAATCAGATGGCTGACCTTCTGAAATAACAGTTGCCGTAGGAACATTAACAATAGTACCAGCAGCACTATTAGTAAATGTATAACCAACTAATCCTTTCTTGTCATCATCTAACTGAGTAACAGTCATAACACCTGCTATATTAGCTACAGCAGAATAAGGCGTGTTTAATGTGTTAGCCACATCAGCCGCAATCATTGCAGTAAAAGCATTAGCTATATCTGTTACAGTTGCAAGACCAGCTTGAACAACATGAGTATAAGATTTTCTCCAAGCTTGACGAGAAGTCAAATTAGAAGTAATCGTTAATCTCACTAAGTCACCTACAGCGTAAGTACCTGCAAAAGTTACAGTTAAAAAACCAGCAGTACCAACTTGCTGAGCAATGCTGATAGCGCTTTTTAATTCCGATCTAAACGGATTGAATTGTGCCGTTACATTAATCTTTTCTGGAGTGCCTGCAGCAGCAGGTAAATTTCCTACTCCGTTGATTAATGCAAAATAATTTCTTCCTGAAATCATAATATATGTTTTAAATTAATAATTATTTTTATCTGAAGTTCATAGGATTTCTCCTTTTTGTTGGTCTATGAAAATGAGGTTCAGAACTACTTTCCTCTTTCACTTCTTTAGCTTCTTCTTCTACTGGTTCCTCAGATTTTTCCTCAGTTTCAACAACAGGTTTTTCCACTATCGGGCTAGTCTCTTTTTTAATTTCTGATTTTTCAGCTTCTTCTTTGAGAGCTTTTTGTTCAGCTTTTTGAGAACTAATCAACGCTTTAACGATTCCTTTTTTGTCTAATCCTTTAGGATCAATTTTTGAAAATAAGTCCAATGTCTTCATTTCCTTAACGGTAAATGCTTCTAGTTGAGCTTTTGTATAAGTTACTTTTGCCATGATTTTTTAATTTTCGTTTTGTATTTCTCTTTCTTGTACTTGATAATTCTGAAACTGTTCAGTATTTGCCATCATCATTCTAACTGCAATACTAACAATTTCATCATGCGTAAATATAGGCATAATTGAATTAACATTATTAGAAGGATTATTAACATCTCGAAATACCGTAGTCGGTATCATTAAATACTTTAGCTTATAGGATAAAGGAGTTGTGGTAGACTTAATAATGGCAACATCATCACCATTAAGATTTTCCTCAACATAGTTGGGATTATCATCAGCACTTAAATTAAAAGGGTCTTCCTCCACATCAAACTCATCATCGAGCTGAAGTGGATGAACACCTTTTAAACTTGTTCCTTTACCACACATCTTATTAAATACTCCCCCTATACTTAGGGTGAACATAAAATCAGGTATGTTGCTATAATTAATCGTATCAGTATTAGCTCCAGAGCTTGTTCTAACTAACGGCAATAATTCTTTACGAGTACGCTCATCCTTTTCAAAATTTCTATATCGAGATTCAGCAAACTCGTGATGAGCTTTGTTTAGGTAATAATCCTTCTCAGCACTTGTGTACCAAGGAGAATTAGCTTTATCTAAACCTACATCGCAGGCATCTTGCATCTCAATTATATCCATCTTACTTTAGTTGTTTACGCATTGAAGGAACTAAATCTTCGTTTGATTTAAGCCAGTCTACAGCAATATCAAAGGTAGTACCCATCAATTGTCCGTCAAAAGTATATCGCCCTTGTCTATAAGTAAACAATTGCTTTTCTAATCCTTTTCTTAGAATAACTTTAAGTTCACGATTTTCATCGTTCCATTCATTAAGAATTTCTCCAGGCTCAGTTTCAGCTTTCTCATAGATTGCTCTTTTGATCACTTTATCTGAACTGCCCGGTTTTACCGTAATTAAAAGCACTCTAGCAAAATCTTGCAACTCCTTACCATGAAGGTCAGCAATTATTTTACCAGCTAATGCTTCATTATCTTTTAATGCTACAAAAGCATCTGCATCATTTTCGTGGTCTACAACAACAAGGACCGGTCTTGAACCTTTGATGTAAATGGGATGATTGGCTACCGCCTGAAGCGTTAACCTATCATCCTCTTTACTCATATCCAAATATATAGTTCTAATAAACTTAAAAACTCTTTCGTTGCCAAATCGGTCAACATAAGGCCTATAAGCTCCATCATCTCCAGTATATCCACGCAATGTTATTGAACCTGTTCTTTTAGGGTCTTTCAATCTAATTTCAACGTTACCCGTTGCAGGGGCACCCTCCATTAGCTCCTTTACCTTTGCCTTACTTACGGCTTCTTTTTCTCTTACCATGTTTTAAAAAAATATGTAATTAATAATTATGCAAATACTAATTGTCCACAAGATAATGGATTTCTTACGATTATACCTGATTCACAAAGAATCTCGCAAGTAAATGCATCTCTTGAGTTAGCAGCTTCCATTGAAGACTGATTGAAAGGATTTACCATTCCTGATATATACTTAATAATCATTCCTCTATCGATACCTGCAGCACCTTTAACTTTTCTTTCGATATTTGAAACACCATCAGTTGTTCCCATATCTAAGAATACCATTCTAAATGATTCTTTAGGGAAACCACTAACTGGGTCAATGTTGTTTCCATGTAAATTCGGATCATCAAATAATGAATTGTGAACTAAAGTTAATCTAGAACCTAAAGCATTGTACGAAGTAAAGTTCACACCGATTTCAGTATCAGCACCAACATTAGCATCATAAATTAAGTTACCAGCAGGGTAAACTAAATCTTTCATAGCTTCGTGAAAAGCAACTTTACCAGCAGTACCAGTAAACACCATCCAGTGCTTATCTTGACTTCCTGTATTTAATTGCAATTGAGCTAAGAAATCAGTTAATCTTTTTTCAGTCAATTGACCGTTATAAGTATCAACGTTAGCAGCATCAATTTGACGAAGGATTCCGTCACCTTTTACAATAGGCTTACCATCTGGTCCGATAACCGTAGAGTTTCCATTAGCATCCATAGTAGATGTAGAATACCAAGAATCAAGTTCTTTTTGGTAAAGGAACTCTTCTCTCATTAACTTCTCATCAGTAAAGAACCAAACTCTTTGACCATTGTTTTCAATCCAAGTAATATCAGTCAAGGCAGAACCTGTGATTGATTTAGATTTTCTTGCAATACCAATGTGGTTAATATACCAATCTGGATAAACGTGGTTTTCAAAACCTCTGTCAGATCCTTCTGGAAATGCAGAACCAACAGTGTTAGCTGTTAAACCAGCAGCTGCAGAAGCAGGAGCGATAGTTGCAGCAGCATCGTTAGTTTGTAAGATAAAAGAGAAAGTGTAACCACCAGCTGTTGGTACAGGTTCCCCCATTACGATTGCTTGTTCTTCACCAGCAAATCTTACTACATCATTAGGATTGAAAAAGTTTTCTTCAAACTCAACAGTAAAAGTTGAATTTCCAACACCAGTTCCAGTAATTACACCAGAGCAAGTAGAAGGTCTATTCAATCTTCCTAAGATTGGCCATCTAAAAGCGTTTTCGCCTATTAATTCTTCTTTCGCAAATCTACCAGTTCCGTCAAGGAAGTAGTTTAACGAGTATTGTGGATATTGTCTAATTAATGTTTTAGCAATTTCCGGATACTTTAGTAAGTTCGTTACTAAAGCATTTGATTCTTGGGTTTCTTTCCCATAAGTACCTGAATGAAACTTCATTTTTTCTAATTTTTAAATTTATATTATTTTTAACTTGTAGCCCCAAACTTTTGTGGATCAAACTCGTTAGAGCCTTCAGGATCCCTAAACCTTTGAGGACTTACAACTTCCGGCTCTCTTATATCATCCAAGATAGACTGCTTCCCCTTTTGTAAATTCTTATTAGCTATAGCATTAATGATTACCTTTTTGTTTCTAACGAACCATGCAGCTTCAGCTAAACTTTCATCATTTGCAAATACATCATCCATGAATTTACCACTTTTGATGTACTCAGCGTGTCCTTGTTGAACTTGCTTAAGACTTTCTGGGTCTTTAGCCATTTTAAAACCAAACATT